CTAAATCAGATAATGCTTTATCGTTGGCAATAGCATTTAAATAATCATCATGATTTTCACAAGGCATATAAATTGTGCCATTAGATGTTTCATGTGAATGAGTACCGACACAACCTATCTCGTCTGCTCTATCTTGTGCCTCTTCTTCTGTAGTGTATTCATCTCTTCCTACTTCTTCTTTCGTACCATATGCTAAGTCATATAATTTTTCGTTACCCTCTGCATCAACAGGTTGTTCATTATCTTCTACACTTGATTGGTCTACTTCTCCGATAGGGAATAAATTACTTGGTATGTATAACTCATCTCCACCTTGTATCTCATCTAACCCTAGTTTTTCACGAGCCTCATTACGAGTCATGATACCATTCTGCACAGCTTGTGTGACATTTACATAAACTTGCTTAGTCTTTTCAGCCATAGCTGGTATGCTAGTCAAATCATATTTGATAGATATATCTCCATTATATAATGGACTTAAAAATTCGTTGAGGTCTGACTCTACTCTAGTCAATAAAGGTATAACAGTTTCCTCATATAATGCTAATTTTGCAGTCTCCATGTTGCTATAAGTATTCGCCTCAGGAATACCAATTAATTGTGCTGGAACTCCGAAACACAGTGCTATTTCCCTTGCTGATAAGTTAAGGAGTTCTAAGAAGTCCATATCTTTTGGGTTTAATCCTAGCTGTTGATAATTAAAGTTTCCTTCAAGCAACATTGGTCTACCTGAATTATGACTACCCTGAAATCGTTCTTCTAGGTCTTGTAATAGTCTTGCTCTTTGGTCATCAGTAAGTGTAGCCGACATACCTGTTTCGTCTTTCGGCTCAAACTTCAACATACCACTCGGAGTACAGCCATTTTTTAGTAAAGCTACATTATGTAAACCAGCAAGATTATGCTGGTCAATGTTATAAGCACAAGCTAACATTGGACTACAACCATAAAAGTCATCAAGAGGATTCCATAATTTTATTTGTTTCAATTGTCCTCTACCTGTATTTTGGTCTACTGGATATTCTCTTACAGTTTGACCATCTACAATGTAGCAATAAAACTGAGGAATCATTGAAGAACTTGATTTTATTTTTATCCTGTCAGGTCTCAATAAATATAATTCTCTTGGAGGTGTATCGTTTTCTGTATCTCTTAAAAGATATGAGTTTCCTGATATCATAAGATATGAGTATAGAGATTGAAAATATTCGCCACCACTTTGCAATGGGTTGGGTCTTTCTAACAGAGATATCAGTTCATGATTTTCTAATTCATTTTCTCCATCAAATACTTTTATTTTTACAGCACTCGCACTATCTGCGATTAGTTTTACACAACGATGTACGATAGCATTATCTTGGAAACCCTCACGAGCATAATCTTTATATTTTCTTACTGACTTACCCATGTAAGCCTCTAAGCGATTAATCATTACTGTCGGTGCATCTTTTTTCGATATTGGTTTGTTAAAAAATTTATCGAATATTCCCATATTTACCTCAACTTATGTTAAACACAGCACGACCACTATTCTGTAAAGAAGTTATTGCCCATACAAGAGCATCAACCCTGTCATCATGATATTGTATTCCATTTCCTGTAAACTGACACATTTGTTCTTCTAACTCTTTGAACACTCCTACATGATGTACTCTGTTCTGTTCATACAGCGCCGATATCGGCTCTGCTCTTACTATCTTTCCTCTACTCGCTCTTACACTAGTGAAAGGAATACTTTGGTTTTGTGTTCTTAATAATTTTTCTATCAAGTCGCCACCATTATTGACCTCTGCTATAATCCTATCACATTCGTACTGTTTATAAAGTGATATGGCTTTTTTAATCCATATGTCAGGCGAAGATATTTGACTTGAATCATGTAAAATATAGTAGTGATTGTTCAAATCTCTACCAGCAACTATGATTCCTGTCTCATCAGAGTCCTCATTACTTGTGACAGCTGGGTCAATAGCTACAACTATTCTTTGCAAATCAGGAGGGAAATCAGACAATCTATTTTCTTCAATGTTTTTATAATTAAATATAGCACCCTCAACATCTTCTAGTATTTCTGCGTAAAGTTCTTGTCTACCAATCCTCGTACCCTCATACCTTTCTTTTAACATTTGGATTGATGATTCAGCTAAATTATCAATGTTTTCAAATGTACTTCCTGTTATTAATTGTGTATCTTTTCTTTTAGCTAATGATTTTATTATCTTAGTCGGTCTAGGTGTTGTCGTAATTATACACTTTGGATTTTGTCCTAATCGTAGTGCCATCATCAGGTTGTCGAATGTTTCTGAGTATCTCCATGATGCTAACTCATCACACCATGCTCTATGAAACTGTACACCACGAAGTCTGTCAGGCTCTATAGCTGGGAAACCTATAATTCGTGAGCCATTGTAAAAATGTATTTCATTTTGTGATTTGTTATATCCTGTTTCACTCAATAATCTTTTATCAATAATGTTTACAAACCCTGAATCTCCTGAAAATACAACTCTCTTCAAGTCACCATATGTTGGTGCTACTACACCACAAATTACATTTGGATATGTCAGACAATATTGAACGATATCGTAAGCACCAGTAAGAGTTTTTCCCCAACCTCTACCAGCTAAGAATAGATGTATATTATATTTATCATTCTCCTGTACTATTTGATTCGGTCTTGCTTTAGCATACCAATCAATGAGTAGATTCATTGCTACCTTTCTTAGATAGCTTAGATTCTCGAATCTTGCCGAGGAGTTCTTTAAATCTGTCGTTTTCATCTGATACATTGTTTATCTCTACTACATCTGTTTCTTTCCAACCAGCTTGAGTTTTCAACCAAAATATAGATGCTGTGAGAGCCTCTTTACCATTACCTGTAGCCATGCGATATAAATTGTTAGCGACTGTAACAGTAGATTGTGCTTTGCCTAGCTTTAGTTCCTCATCATAGTATTTGTATAATGTAGGTTTTGATATAGTAGCTATACTGCAAATCATATCATGAGTCACACCTATGCCTGATAATTGTTGTACCATTCTAGCTGTTTCTTCATTTTTTTTTACTATTTTAGGCATATATACTCTTTTTATAGAGTAAAAATAAAAAAAAAGCAAGAATATTTATATTAGAGTATTCTAATATATAGAAAAAATTGACAATAATGCTTTGTTTAGTCCAAATAGTATTATATACTTATAGTATAAACAATGTTAAAAGAGGTAAAAACAATGGAAAATAACATACTAAAAATCGAGAAACCAGTTCACGAGAACTTGTACTCAAAAATAATGGAAACTAAGTCTTTCAAACAAAAATGGTATAATGAGCTCAAACGATTTAAAAATAATGTACCTTGGGCGATAGCTTGTAGGACACTCATTGAGTATTATATAGCAAACCAAGAAACTTCAAAAGATTCTGAAACCAAAATGAGGAAAGCATTCATAGATGTCAGATTTGTTATAATAGCTTTCTGTCAATGGTTAGATAGTCATAATAAAGAGTTTCTTTTGACTGATATAAACTTTAGGAGAAGATTCAGACAGTTCAAAAATACTGTAGCTGAACATGGTACTCATGAAGTTGAAAATCTTACTTGGATAACTCCTGTTGCAAAATTGGAAGGTTGGTTTAATCAACAATAATTATTAAGTGTGGGTGTCACTCAAACCACCCCACCCCAATCAATATTCACTTTAAAAGCTTTCCAATTAATTTTAGCATCATATCTCGTTCCTGAACTATGTTCTTTGACTTGTAAATTTACATATTTTTTGCCCCATTTTTTTACCAATCTTTCAGCCATAGTCCTTTCTAATTTTTGTTTATGATATACTTCATGCAACCCACCCTTATTACTACCATAACTTGGGCAAGAAAAAGATATCTTTAATGCTCTCATTACATATTGATTATCCGACATTATCTGTAGTGCCATATCTCTATCTTGTTTGAGTTTGAACTGTAAATCATATTTATATTTTTTTGTTCTTTCTACATTGAAACAAACTACACAATCAGCATAAGAGTTCAATTTAAACTGTCGTTTTTGATTCCATGAATATTGTTGATATTCTAACGACCCTAGTGCTATAGGCATTAATGTAAATAATTCCTGTGCAGACTGTAAAGCTGTTTCAGGACTTATAACAATATTTTTATTATTGACTGATGCATAAAATTTAGTAATATCATCATCAATTAACCAATACCATCTACTTTTATTATTATCTGCATATGTTTTACAGAAATCTCTAGAAAAAGCTAAACCCATATCATTCTTTTTGAGATTCAATATGTTAAAATAATCTTTGTATTTATCATATTTATCTATATCTTGTGGCTCTAATATTAAATATTTATCAGTATCTAAATCTTTTATTAATTCCAAAAATTTAGCATCAGGTCTATTCTTACTAGGTATGTATATCGGATATATCATTCTCTTTTTAATGCTATTTTTAATTCTTCTTTAGCACTACCACAATTAATCATTTTTTCTCTGATGTAACAAACTGCTGATATTCTTTCACATGCACCATGTTTGATTAACTCTGTGTTGCCATGTATTTCATGGACATCAAAAAAACCGACATCTGTATTTCTTACATTCAAACCGATACCATATTTCGGTATGACTGTGTATGCACCATCATATCTACCTTTCTCTAACACAGCTAAATTTCCTATACCATCTTTATAATCTCCTTTATCAGTATGACAAGCAGTCCTAAAATTATTATTCAATGTCACAGTCGTGAATGCTGTATTATCAATCCTAAAATCCTTATGTATTTTTTCCCAATATGCTTTTTGTAGTTTATATTTTTCAGGTACAAATTTCTCATACAGTTTTGAAATATATCTGATATAGGGTAATGTCATTCTATATTCATCAAAAAATTTTTGACTATATTCTGTCATTCTGCAATATGGTATTCTTGCATATCTGTCCATATATCCTATAACACTTGATAGAACAGCTATAGCTTTTGGAGAGTTTGAAAGTGTGCCATCTTTTTTTAGTGGTAGAAAACGACCTTTTCCGATAACTTTTCCTACATATAAATTATCAATCTTCATACCAACTTTCATCTCATCTGTTTGTCCTGATGCCATGCCACGATTATTAGACTCTCTCAGTGATGCTTTTCTCAAAAATGGGAATGCTTTTTTACAAATATCAAATGGTATAATTTTGTTCAAGTAAACTGCGACAATATCGTCATTTTCATTTTTGAAAGTAGTATTTTCCTTAGGGATAGGATATTTTATGTAAGACTCATCAAGATAAGTTCCTTTAATATCATCTAATTCTTCTGCTGTTTTATGCTCTTTAACTGTTATGACTTTCATATTCGTTCTTTATAGCTGTCATTACTGCATCAGTTATATTATCAGCATTATAGACTTCTTTTAATTTTTCTATCTGTGTTCTAAATATTGGCTCGGTTTCAGAACTTAAAAATAATTGCACCATTCTCACTTGTGATGGTAGATAATCATTTCCATCGCCATCAAACTCATTATCAACTGCACTCAAAGTTTCGTTAAGTTCTGCAACATTAGAAAAATTTAATTCTTTAGAATCAAAACCCCAATCTACCAAATTATCTACATCAAAAAAATTTGCTAGATTATCATAATTCCATTGTCCATGATTTTTATTCAATCTTATATTTAACTCTTTCTCTTGTTCCTCATCAAGATTGACCTCTACGCATGGCGCTGTTTTAAAACCCATACCAATAATGACTTGTAATCTTTGATGACCACCAACTAATATATTCTTCCTTGATGGGTGTATATTGACTATCAGAGGGTCTACAAGCCCAAATTTAGCGATACTTTCCTTAATTTCGGCATATTGTTTC